TGTGCGTTCAGGCAAGGCAATGGCGACAGATAAAGGAAATGCTATTACACAGGCCGTTTTCGGATTAAACGCACTCGACAAAAATTTAGGCCCGGCTGTTAAAAGACAATATGCGAAAGGCGAGCCAGGTTTCGACATATCATCGTGTCAATTCGCAATCCATTATATGTTTGAAAACAAGCACACCTTTTATAATTTTATGAGAAATGTTGCAGAATGCACAAGAGAAGGTGGGTATTTTATCGGCACATGTTATGACGGCAAAACGATTTTCAATAAACTGAAACAAAAGTCACAGGGCGATGGCGAAACGATCTATCATAACGAAAAAAAAGTGTGGTCAATGACGAAAGATTATGATTCGGTTTCATTTGAGAATAATATTAGCTCATTGGGTTATAAAATTTCAGTATATCAGGAATCAATCAACCAGACAATTCCAGAATATTTGGTGAATTTTGATTTTTTGGTAGAGACCATGTCTAATTATGGATTTCGACTGCTACCAAGAGATGACGCGAAGAAGATTGGCCTGCCAGAGGGCAGCGGTTTATTCATTGAAATGTATAATAAAATGATGGATGAAATTCGGAAATTTCCTAAGACGGAAAAAGAATATGGTATGGCGCCTGGTATGATGGATTACGAGAAGAGAATTTCGTTTCTAAATAGATACTTTGTATTTCAAAAAATAGCAACTCGTAATGTGGAGAAACTAACAAAATCTATTTTAGAACAATTGCCTGATGAAATAGAGTTTGAAGATAAACAGACTTCTATTGCTCAGAAAGTGGTAGAAAAAGTTGATAAGGAATTAAAACCAAAGGTGAAAAATCTAAAGAAGAAGCTTTTGTTACAGGGGCCAGATGTGGAACTTAATATTGAAGAGGAAGACAAGCCAGCTATAAGCGAAGCAAAAGCAGTTGTAGAACCTGTTTTGGAACCTAAGAAAAAAGTTAAAAAGACAAAAAAAGCAGAACCAGAACCAGAACCAGCTCCACCTGCTGTAGAACCGGTTGAAATGTTAAAAGAGAAAAAGAAAACAACCAGAAAGAAAAAAGTATTAATTGGCGATATAAACGAAGAATAAATTTATAGTTCTAAAAAAAAAAGATATAAATAATTGTAACTAATATATAATAATGAATTATTACATATTACCAAAAAATAATTTAAATATTGACATTTTTTTATTGATGAATTCGGGACCAGTCAAACCATTCATTTCATATAGTTTAATTTATCATTTAAATGATATATATTCGAATATATTAAAATTAGAAAACCAGTTAGATACGGAACAGAAAACATGTATATCTGTCGATTACATAAATAAAATAGTAAATCCATTTGAATTTATACACACAAATGTTCCTGGAACTATTTTATCTGTTAGCAAAGTCAAGCCAGAATCTAGCCTATTTTTTGATTTGATGGAAATATTTCAGATTTGTAATATAATCGAATTTTTATCTGATCTATCTAAAATACATATAGCAAATTTTACACCAAATTTTACTTCAACCACTTATCTATTAAATATGTTGCGCGAAGATAATGAAGATATTACTATAAATGAATCATTCGATTTCGATGTTTTGTGTGAAAAATATATAAAAAATAACGCCGCTATGAAAATAGATTTAATGATTTTTGAATTTAAAGACGAAGATTACATAGATATAAATCAATACATCAAAAATGTGTTATTAACTTTTTATATAATTGTAAAATATCAGTGTGCCAATGGAACCGCCATTATTAAATTCGAAAATATATTTTACAAGGTAATTGTAGACATTATTTTATTGTTGTCTGGCATATATAAAAAAGTGTATTTAATTAAGCCATCTATTAGTAGAATTACAAAGGGAGAGCGATACATTATTTGTAATGATCTGGATTATGATTTAATAACTAGAACATATATTCTTGAGCAATTGGAGGAAAAATTAAAAGACTATTTGATTGACGTTAAAAAGGAAGACAACGAAGGAAAAGAACAAAAAGAACAAAAGGAACCAATTAAATATGTTCATTCATTTTTGAATAATGATATTCCATATTATTTTTTAAATAAGATAGAAGAGTCTAATGCGGTAATCGGTCAGCAACAATTGGAATCTTATGACCAAATTATTAATATTTTTAAGAATAAAAATAAAGAAGACAAGGTAGAAAGTTTAAAGCGTAATCACATACAAAAATGTATCCAGTGGTGTGAGAAAAATCAAATACCGCACAACAAATTTACCGATAAAATAAACATTTTTTTAAATACAAGACGCAAAGAATATGAAGAATGTTTAATTCCTTTACAACAGAGTTTTATTTAAGGCAAAGTAGAACCAATATAATTCGCGGGGGAACGTTGATATAAACTAACATAAGTATTAGCTGCTCCTGTCTTTTTAGAGCATATTTGTTTATTTTGATGCTGTCCTTGAAAGAAGAACGGGTTTCCTGAGTAGGTCGATGCTTGGCACCCAGGCGTCTTAAATTTGTAGATGAATGGAACATTTGGGGTTTGACCATTTGCTAAATCTGCTGCTAAGTTAGCTCCCTTTAGTTTTCTAACGCCGGCTGCGGCCGTGCTAATGGTGTCTACGTTGAGCTTCAAAATGCGGGTGCTGCTAGAAACACCGCCCTGTTGCGCAAATTGCGGATTATTTGGTTTGTAAATGACTTGCGCACATCCCTTGGGATTGCTCGGACCCGAGACGACAGATCCATTATAAGGATCCGCCGCTAATTGATACATATATTCAATTACTAATTTGTATTGGTCTGCGGTTAAAATGTCGCGTAGTGTGGCGATAAATTGCTCAACCCCAATTGAATTCAACAATGACAAATATATGGGTTGACTAATATATCCTGCTTCTAACAAAGATTTAGATAGTTGATTAATAAATGCGATTTCTACTGCGGTTTCAATCGTGAAATTGGGATTACATTGAGCGACATAGTAATTCACAATAGAAAGCGGGTCACCTGGTTTGGAATATTCGAGAATTTTCGCAGTAACAAATGGATATTTAAGAAACAGATCCAGAATATTCTGATCCACTGGCCCGCGAATGAAGTTGAATTGGCGCTGCTGAAATGTCTGACATCGGTTATACAAATACATGTCGGTTGTTTGATAATAATTCTTTTTTACATTGGTATTCGCGCCTAGGACGCGTTTTCTGGCTTTTCTTTGCTGATTACAACACAGAAGTGGATTGGTTACATTGGGTTGCGGCTTCTCTGTCAAATTGTTAATAGGATACCAGCTAGATACTCCGCCGACTCCTTGACAAGTAGTGCATTCTTTGTCGATTTTGTTAGTTTCATCATTATCAGTTAATTGATTTTCTTTTACTATAAAGGAACCAGGCATATCATTTAGTTGAGCGATTAGACCAGTGCCTCCATTTCCACCGCCAAGTGAAGAGCCTATAGAAGATTTTACTGCGCGATTAACATTATAATCAATTTGACTTTGCTCAATGTATTGAGTAGGATTCAAAGGATCTTGAACAAGGATCGGCACGGGAACAGGAATAACCGTTCCTTTTCTGTAATGCTTAATTGGTCGCGGCAACCCAAATCCAGTGGGAAAAACATTGCCGGGATCATTGTTAGTTAATGGTCTAATATGAGTAGCGGTATTAGTAACTGGATTGCTATAAACGCCGCTGCCTTTCCATGTTTTATAACCACCTTGCGGCACTCTATTGTTCCATGAATTCATACCTTGAGGATAAAATGCTGAAGACATTATAAATTACTAAAAGAAAATAAATGTTAGTATATATATAATAATGTTAATCAAAATACTTATTGGATTTTTTATATGTTTAATAGGGTATCAGTTATTTTTAGCGCTACTTGGAAAAGACAATTTGCAAGAAGGACTTGAAAATAACACAACGACTTCTGAAACAGCGTCTGGTGATTATAAACCATACAACACCAATGATCCAAATAATGCTTTAATTTTGGCGCAACAGAATGCCGGAAATATAGAAGTTATAAACGGTCGCATGAATAAAATAGATGGAGTAAAAGAAAGAGTGGATACATTACAACAGAGTATTGATTCCATGCAAACTCAAATCGACGCATTAGTGCAGCAACAAGCGGATTACGCAAAAGATGTAATGGGAACAGAGGGTCCGCCTCTTGAAGGAACGGAAGAATCGACTGTTGCTGATCAGGAAGAAGAAGAGGAAAAACCCGAAGGTATCTAAAAAAATACCCAGTAGAATAAAAATTTACTTTATATTTAATTTATATAAAGTAAATATATAATATAAATGTCTGAAAACTTATATGAAAAGTCAGCAACCGCAACTGAAGACACTTCTTCGTCTTCTTTTTTAGGTGACTCCTATCCTTATTATAAAAATATTAGAACACCATCAGAAATGGGAATGTCAGACAAAGGCACCTTAAAACAATTAGGAAAAAATGTAGACGGATTGCTCGCATATGTAGATGTGTTAGTTACAGGTAAAGGTAAGGCATCTTCTACTGGAAAACCTTTAGGAAACAAATTTTTTCTAAAGACCGGTGGTAAATGCAGCGCTACCTCGGTTGGCACGAATGGAGAAGAAACGCCCAGGTATATTTACATTGATAATGTGCCTAGTGGTAATATTCCATTTTTATCTTCTGCTTCTGGTGTTAATTTTTCAACCATGGCTGGATTAATTCCAGGAACAATAAGTAATTTAAATGCGTTTAATCCGGTTGGGCTATTTCGAGCCTTTTTAGCCGGACCGGTTCCTGAATGCCAAGAAATCACAATGGAAACGATTGATATTTATAATAACAAATCAACCGAAAGCCATTTTGTTTCTCTGGCCGATATTAAAATGATAACAGCATGTCAATTTCCTAACAAAGTGAATCCGGTAACAAACATTAAATGCAGGGAAACATTCACCAACATGGGAAAGTCAAATCGGCTAAATGCGAATACGTATAGTTGCGTAGATTATCATTTTAAGATACCGAATGACCCAATTGTTCAGGCATATTTTGCTTCATTGGGTGTGTTTGGGATCTATTTGATGTATCGACTAATGGTCAAGACGAAATTGGTGCCAGAATTGGTATAATTTCTTAATGTCTTCTGCTTCTACGTAGGTGACGACAAGTTTGTCTTTTTTTACAGCCTTTTCGTTTACAAGTTCTACGTTTACAACGTCTACCTCCATCATACTTCATCATATAAGTCGGTTGTGCTGTAACAGAATCTGTTACCGGGGCAGCGTAATAGCCAAAAGCTGAGTTTAGACCTCCTTTCATTTTCATAGATTTGGATTTACCTCTTCGTCTGCCGCCCCAAAATTTATACCATGGTTTTTCTTTTGGTGCTTCTCCCGGTGCTACTGGTTCTCCTACTGCTAGTGGTTCTCCTACTGCTACTGCTACTGGTTCTCCTACTGAATTAGATGGCATTGCATCTTTTAAATAATTTGTCGCATCAGATGTTGTCTTAGTAGCTTCTTCTTTTAAATCAGTTAAAAGACCTTGAGCTTGATTCGATACGTCATTTGTTGTTGAACTAAACCAAGAACTTAAACTTCCTTGTTCTTCAGCAGAAGGAAGAGGAGTGGGATCAAGAGGAACGGGAGCAAGAGGAGCAACTTCTTCTCCTCCTCTCATTCTTCTACCTCTACTATGTTTTTTATGTTTTCTACTATGTTTGGTCATTTATATTATAATACGAGAAATAATATAAATGTAAATATCTAAATTTTATTTTTTTAATTATCCTTTACGCATCATGACCATTTTAAAGGCCTCAAAACCAGCTAAAGCTCCCGCTACCTGCGCAATAATGTAAGGAATCAAATCTGAACGAGGCATTTTGCCAGCATACATCATTGCGATAGAGACCGCCGGGTTAAACGCACCACCACTAATGGCGCCACCTAACAAAACAGCTACAGCTAAAGCCGCGCCAATTGCTAAATAATTACCGGTAGCAAAAATTACAAAAACAAGAAACATAGTTCCTAAAAATTCAACAATATACTTGTTCATCATCATTTTATATATTATGTATTTAAAAAAAGATTTAAAATTGAAATTTATTTTATTACCTAATAAATAAGTATAATATTCAAACTATAAATAAATGTCTCAAACTACACATAATAATGACGATGATAAACAAACTAACAAACCTGATTTAGGTTTTACTGTAGTAGATGTAGAATTAGAAGAAATAGAAATACCTCCAATGAAACGAGAGAACTCTATCCAAGGTGGTCCGCGTATTTTAACCAGAGACTTTGACGTATATATTCTTAAGTATGACAAGGACAACTACGTTATAAAAAGTTGTATAACGGACCAGCCTGTCGCAAATCGAAGATACAATAAGGAAACCGGATACATTGAGAAAATTGACCCGAATTTGGAAGAAGAAGATCGCCGGCTACTTATTACCGCATTCGATCCGTTAGCAGTGTTAGCAGAAGACTATTACAAATCGCTAAATTTCTAAATTTCTAGCATGCGTTGTTTCTTATCTTATCTTAATATGTCTGTCTAGGCAATGAACCGTAACCGTTGATCCCTGGTTGCGACAAACTATAATTATAAATGGATCCCTTTTTTTTCGGCGCCGAACAACCGCCTGAGCGTGCGCGCTGTAGAGCCGATCTAGTTCCACTAGGGTAATAGTTTTTTGTTGAAATTGGCGCATTTACTGGCAGGCCAACTTTGTAAGCGGATTTACCGATCGCAACACTTTTTTTAATATCTGTATACATAGAAGACGGTTTGGGTTCAATGTAATTGACATGTGATGACACTGCAACTTGGCGCTGGGAAGAACCAATAACCTTCATTACAGGACTAGATAATTTACCTAAAACATCTTGCTTGGCTTTTTCTATCGCTGATATAGCAGTTGCTCTTAAATATTGGCTTCGGGCATTGGTGTTCATTTCGGCGTAAACTGGCTCTTGTGATGGGTAAAATTGTGGCGGAGTTGGACGCTGACCGGTCAATGTTCCGTAACTGTGATATGCCATGGAAAACGGATAATTGTTAGTTGTTAGAGGACCTGTTACGGGCGCATTTACAAACCCTTGAAATGTTTGAGATCCAATTGATGTAGAAATACCATATGGTGTTGTCATTAATATATAATACGAAAATATTTTCGCCTTTAGTTTTTAGCGTGAGAAAACTAAAGGTATAATTTTTCCTCCCATAAAGTCATGGACTTGGGTCTTTTGAAGGTGCGATTTTCCCTCCAGGTTTGGTTTTTTTGCTTGACAAAAAACTAAAGGTGGACTGATTTAGTTGTAATACTGTGCCTTGTAACTGTTGTAATGTGGTGTCCCGTAGCCATAGTAATGTCGATGAGGATCGTTATCAACAAAAACAGTTTTACTAGCCGTTTTAGTAGTGGTAGTTGATCCAGATCCATAAGATGCGTTTGTAATGTGTTTAATTACAATGACAGTGAGGATAACAATAGCCGCAATCATAAGCGCCTTTTTCATTTCGGGTTCCATTATATAATTTATTAAGATAATAATAAATTATAATTTAAAGACAACACATAAAATTTATGTATTGCTTAATACCTTCTAATCGCTCTTATTGCTGATTGTGATCCCGAAGACTCATTGCCTCCGAATGATCTGTCATTAAAGTTTCGATTGATCGCCTGTTTCTTTCTAAAATTAATATAATCGGAGCTATCGTATACGAATTTTCCGTTACATGCTGACGCAGGAACTGCTATATTAACTTGATTCGAACTGTATAACACAGATGGGGTGCATGAATTCGAATTAGAACCAAATCTGCCTCTTAATCCGTTGAGACCGGGTCGGCTTTGAAAACTTTGACACGAACCTCCGCATGAATAATCTTGTCTGCTCAATATATCGCCCGCATTGTTAACCGCTCTAAAAGGTCCAATTATACGCTTAGGATATGAACTACCGGACATGCTAGAAGTATTCCAGGCATCTTTTAATAAAAATCGAGTTCTAGCAAACTCATCGGAATTATCATGGTCTACTATTGGCTGCGGCATAATTCCCCTTATACCTCCTCCTAGATCCGGATTGCCTGCTTTATTATTAATATTATATCCAAGACCTGGAATGACGCGAATAAGGTCGCCTAAGCCACCTGTCGACCATCCAGATTTTCCTGTTGCTGATGGTGAAAATCCTGTTCCAATACTATTAGACATTTATATTATATAATAATAAAAATAAAAATTTAAAACATGTCTAAATCTAATATCTCTATAAAATCATTTGAACTAACAAATAACACAAAAATTAAATAAGGAATAAAACAAATAACAAATAACAAATAAAACAAAATATTTGCTATTTATATAATAGATGTTTGATTTTCGATTACTTGTTAGTGCGATTATATTCGTTTGTGTGGATGCGGTATATTTGAATTTGTTAAAGGGTTATTTTAACAAGCAAGTAGAGGACATTCAAGGATCAAAAATAGAATTTAATTTGTTAGCTGCTATTATTTGTTATATATTATTGATTATTGGATTAAATTATTTTATTATTCGACCCAGGCGCAGTGTAAACGACGCGTTTCTTTTAGGAATTGTCATTTATGGGGTTTATGAGACAACTAATTGGGCCATTTTTAAGAAATGGTCGCCATTAAGTGTTATCATAGATACATTATGGGGTGGAATTCTGTTTGGTTTGACTACATTTATCATGCGAGGTTTTAAACTCTAGTTCTGATTTTCTTCGTTTTCCTCTTTTTAAAATGCTTTTTCATAGTTTTCCTTTGACCACGTTTTCTTTTTTTGTTAGTTTTTCTAGTTTTTCGATGGATATTTGATCCACCTTCGTTATTACTTCTACGCGCGCTTCGACCTCTACTAGGTGGAGGTTTAGTTTTTGGCTTCATTTTTAAAGGAGTATCTGGGCACAAAGAATTGGTATAATTATTAACGTCATCTAATAATTTAGGATCAATATATTCAACATTTTCAACATTTTCAATAATTGTATTTCCTGATGAAGCATCATTTTTTGCTAGAGTTGCCGTTCTAGTCATACCAGGTTTAATACCAATAAGTGAGCTAAGATTTAACAAAATTGGTTGTTCTGTATATTCTGATAAAATCTCTCTGTCTTCATCATTAAATCCAAATAAATCATAAAAAGGCCATTGACCATTCAGTCTATGTCCAATATAGGCATATTCTAAATTTATTGTCGCTATTTTTGAAGGAAAAAAACTTCGAAGAAAACATTGTCCTCTATAATCGAGTGGCTTACACGCATAATATCCTGCTTTAATATAATATTCATATAAACCAATGCTAGTTATCTTATTACACCTTTTCTCATTTCAAACGCCGATTTTAAATTGATTTAAAATAATAATATATATAAAAAATGATTTAAAAATAATAATATATATAATATATATAATATATA